TAACTCTTCTTGCATTTGTTGAGTTGTCATGGTTGCACGATCCAAACCCTCTTCGTGTGTCTCCGCTGGGAATGGATCATTAGCAATATAATCTATTGCTTGAGTTTGCGGGACATTCCTAATTAAAACAACTGTTTCTGTAGCGGTTGGTATGGCAGCAGTTTCAAATACTACGTTACCACCAGATACAGTTCCTACACCTGTTAATGTGTAGTCAGTTGTTAATGTTTTAGTTGTCTCCGTTCCTGTGGATGATCTAATAATAACTTGAAGATCAGATGATGCAAAAATCTTAAATCCATAAACAAAGGTATCGTTACTACCATTGCCTGAATATGAATTTCTTACTGTTGTGCTTGATACTGTCATCGTTAAAAACCTTTAAACATTGTTGATGGTTTTGTAAATAGAAAATCTTGATTATATTCTCTTTTCATTCTTTTTTCTACTCTTTTTAAAACACCAGGAGAAATAGTTTCCATCATTTGATAACCTATTAAATAATCAAATGCAGTTTTAATATAAAATAAATTTGCAAAAGGTATATTTTGAGAGACTGCTCTATAAGCTGCCTTACCTGCTTTACCACCTTCTCCACGAATACCATAACTGATAGCTAATAAAACATCAGCAATAGTTGTAGCACCAGGTCCAGCAAGACCAGCAATAATAGCACCAGAATCTCTTTGCTCTCTAAATAACACATCTCCATAAACACCTAATCCACCACCTTGAGCTGCGGCAGCAAACCAAGTTGATTTTAATCTAGGATCTCTTAAATCCCTACCTTTGAATAAATCTTTTATTGACATGGCAACATAACCCATCATAACAAGTGTTACAAAGGTAGCTCCCATTCCTCTTATTCCTCTTCCTACATCTTGATTTGGTCCAGCTCTTGTAAAAGCTAAATCTCTTCCACCAACCATATTAACAATAGACATTGGAAAACCTTTAAACTGACCTAAAAAACCCATTGCTTCTCCCATTCCAGTTCCTTTAAGTAATCCTTGTGTCATTACTCCTTTTACTCTAGCGTCTGGTTGAACAACCGCATGAATTGATCTATCTATTAACATTCCAGATACTGAATATTTAAAATTTGTTTTTTCTATTTGTAATTCTGTTTTGCTTAAATCACTTCTTCCTAAAATTTTTTGCATATCAAGATCAGAAATATTAGCTAATTCAGAAATATTAATAAACTCTCTTCCATCACTTGCTTTTACCATTGCTGTTTTTCTAATAACATCCCATTTTACAGAATCTATATTGTAAACATTAAATAAATTTTGTAAGGGTTTATTTAATTGATTTAATCTTAAATTTTTTTGTTTAGCATAATAGTTAGCCATTGCTAACATAGCATTTTCTTTTAAAGTATTAGTCCACCAAGTTAATCCATTTAATTCAAAAAATGTTCTTTGTAGAGTTGTCATGTTTTTACTTAAATTATCTCCTACTTGATTTCTACTAGCTGTATCAGTAATAATACCATCCATCATAAATCCTAATGATTCAGCAATATCTTTAAATTCTGGTGTGTTTCTTATTTTTGCTAAAGCTGCCATTCCATCAGCCATAGAACCTAAAAATACATCACCTTGATGATTCATTTCTGATCCATAAATTGCTAAATCGGCAGTTGCAGAAAGCATTGCTCCACCTAATTTTGATGCGTTTCCAACACCTCTACCTATTGCTCCCCATTTTGCTAAAGCAAAATTATCTACTGTATGAATAGAACCATCAATAACGTGCATCCATTTTTGAAATGGTTTATATTTGCTTATACTTTCTGTATTTCTTCCTTGGTCTATTAATCTTTTTTGAACACCTAATCTAATTTTTTCAAAATTATCTATAGGTTTAGTTCCCAACCTATCTATCATTCCAATGTTTCTTCCAGCTGTCATTATTCCAGAATAAAATGATTCTTGTAATGTTCCAGTACCAAACTTTAAATGATAGTTAAACCAATCATCTGCTGTTTTATAATGCAACACTCTTTTAGCACCAGCTCCTTTTGCAAAATCTCTTGAACCATAAATATTACTTGCAGCATCAGCCATTTGAACTTTATTACCAACTAATGTATTATAAACATTACGCATAAATGAATCTACATTATCTGCAGTTGCAAATGTTCTATCTCCATCCAATCCTCGCATTGCAAATTCTTTCCAAGCATTAAAATTTTTACTATAATTTATATCTGTGCCTTTTAAATTTGGATCAACATTAATATCGTCTAAATTTAAACCTAATCTATTAGCAGCCGATCTTACTTCAAACATATCATTACTATGTTTAACAACCCAACCCCACATTTTAGGTATATTTGCTCCTTTAGCATTTAAAGTTTCTCTAAGGTTTTCAGAAAATTCGTGCATTACTTTTGCAACTTTTACAATGTCTGGATTTTTTTCTGTTATTTCAAGTTTTTCATTACCTTCGTCAGCAAGTTGTTCAACAGTTCTATTAACTTTTCTTTGAGTAATTTCATCCATATCTTTAAATAAAAGATATACACCTTCTTTTTTAAATGCCATATTTGCTTCAGTAAATAAATTTGCTATTGCAGAAGTCTGTGCAACAGAAACAGAATCTCTTGCTCCAGTTACTTGATCGTTTGATGCAACTAAAATTGAAGCTAATCCTTCAAATTCACGACCAGCAAAATTATTTAAAACTAATTCTTGGTATTTTCTTATTCTTATTTCATCTTTTATAGCATTTATTTTATTTTTTTGTTTTTGAGCTTTCATTTGTGAAGTAACATCTTTTGCTACCGCATCTACATTTACCTCATCAATAGAAGAATATTTTTTTTCTGCCATCGCTGTGCTGATAGCGTTCATTATTTCTTCTTTTTTTACAGTTGTGATAGAAGATTTCCTTAATAAATTTTCTACTCTTGTTATGCAATTACTTTTAGCCATAATTATCTTCCGTTACTACAATTAATAAAATCTGTTACTGTTTCTTCAATTTTTTTTACATTAGTATTAAAGTCATTCAGAGCTTCTGTTGTATTTGTTAAAATATCTGGTATTCCTTCATTTACAAAATCTGTTTTTAAATCTAAACCACGAACTGTTTGTGCGTTTCTTAAATCAAGTAAATCTTTTTGTGTACGAATCATAAGACTATCTTGGTTCGTAAGGTTTAAGTTTTCAATACTTGTATTATCTTTGATTAACTGTGCATCATTAAATGTTTTTTTAGAACTGCTTGTTATTTCTGTTTTAGGTGGATTGTTTAATATTTTTCTCTCTGCTAACAATGCTTGATATTTTCTAGTAAGTGAGCCAACTAATTCTGTTTTTTTATTAGATGCTTCTTCGTCTATAATTATTTTTTTATTTGTAACGGGACCTTCTGGACCTTCAACAACAGTAGTTACAGTTCTTTGTGGAACTTTAATGTTTTGTGCATCACTTAATTGTTTTCTTACATTGACAATCGTATTGTCAAGTGTTTTCATTTTATTATTAAGTATAGGATCAGCATTTACTATATCTAAAACATTAACGGGTTGTCCCAATGATAAATCCCCTATAGCTTTTGCTAATAACATTTGTCTTGTTCTTGGATCTGTTTGTTCTAATTTCATCATAAATTCACTATTTTCAGGATAATATTGTTTATATAAATTTAGTTCTGGTTCTCCACCTGTGCCAGATCCTTCTCCACCTGTGCCAGATTCTAAATTTTTTCTATTGTTTGTAATTTGATCGTGAAATTTGTTTGCAGTATTTATATCTTTTAATGCACCAGCACCTACATGAAGTCCACTACCAAGAACTGTACCAAAAGCAATATTCATAAAACTATCTTGTAAATCATAATCGGCTTGTATTGATTGAGCTGAACTATAAACTAAAGGTTCTAATACAGTTGCACCAACAGCACCTTCTACAGCACCTCTAACTGCTCTTGCTGTTTTAAAACCTGTTCTAGCTAAAACTCTTACAAAATTCGCCTGTCCAAAAACAGGAATAAAAGAAGCACCAATATTTATAGGGTCAAGAAAACTAACACCAACTCCAACCGCAAGTTTTGCAGCACCTACATAAAAACCAGAATTTAAAGGATTCCAAGAACCTGATGGTCCTCTTGCCATAATACTCTGTCTTTCTAGTTCTTCTTTTTTTGCTGTTACCATAATATCAACAACTGATTTATATTCGTCTGCTTCAAAATATAAACCTAATCGTTCATATTCTTTGTTTAATTTGTGTCTATTTATAGGTTCAATATCTAATTCTAATGATTTGCTTTTTGCACTATTTAATTCGTAAGCGGTAAATAGAGATAGAAAAGGATTATACCTCCAGTTGTCAGAAGCTACTGCACCTAATGATTCACGAAGTGTAGTTTTATATTGATCGTAACCATACTGCTGTGCTGTTTTGTTTGTGTTTAATCCTACGCTAAATTGTGCCATATTATTTAAGTGATGCCATTAATTTTGCTAATTTTTTAGCTCTTTTTTCTGTTTGAATGTGCCATTTAGTTTTACCAATTTCTTTGCTAATATTTTTGTAATCTTCACCTTCATAATTTTTAAGCATATGTTCAGAAGCTAATTTATATTCTGTTTTATTTATTGCTTTAATTGTTTTGTCAAATTTACTTAAACCCGCACCACCTAATTGAAAACCCATTTGAACTAATATACTATAAGCAGTTGGGTTAATATTTTTATTGGTAACTAAATTATCTACATTTTTAATTACTTCTTTTAAATCTTTTTTAAAAATAATTTCTAACTCTGCTTTAGTTAAGGTGTCAATATTAAATCCATGTATTTTTCCACTTTTTTCTTCTGCTTCTGTTATTTTATGACCCTTACCAACAGTACGGAAAGTTTCGTTAACCATTTTTCCATTAAGGTCTTTATATTCTAAAAAATAAGGCTTTATTCTAAAACCTTCATCATCTGTTAACATTTTTATATTACTTGAATCAGCTAAAAATTTATCTCCTAATGCTGGCATAGCAGCATCAAGTTTTGTAAAAATAGAAAGATCTGATACTACGTCTCCTATACTTGTAGTATTTAATTGTTCTATTAATTCATTTGTTGGATTAAATCTTTTACCAAAAGTAGTTGGTCCTTCTTTTATTTTTTCACCATAA